GATAGCAATGACACCGGGAGAACTTCGGTCGACTTGAAAGGGGTCTTGAACGACATCACCTTCCCGACAGCCGACCCGGGTTCTCTCGATGTCTCGTTGCCGAGCGTCGAGACGCACCCCGGGCAAAAGGATTTGTTCGAGGTGCAGAAGCGCAAGTCGTGGGACAAGTCCACCGAAGCGCGGTGTGACTTCTCCTACAGACTGCGCCTGACACGCCGCTCGGACGTGAACTTCATCTCCATCTGGCAAAAGACCGTCTACGGACGGACGCTCACCGACATTAAGGGCGACCCTGACATGGTGGCGTTTTTTGCCGACAACATCTGCCCCGTGATCAAGGAGATGCTGGGCTATAACCTCCACTTGGGCTCCTGGTGCATCTGCACCTCACCCAAGAGAAGACATAAAGTCAAGAACTTCGCCACGCTCATCAGTGAGAGACTGGGCCAGATGCTGGAGATTCCGTTCTACGAAGATGTGGCATTTTGCCACACCAAGCAAAGAGTGAACGCGGTTTTTGAGCTTAATGTGCTGCCCAAAGAGCCCAACGTCATTGTTTACGATGACTTTGTGACAACCGGGCAGACACTGGCGGCCATGAGGAGACTCCTCCAGCCGCTGGGCAAAAACCTCGTCTGGTTTACAAATGTAAATAATAAATTATAGAACGTAAACAAACTATGAACCAGAAGTTTACTGAAAAGGTGCAGGCATGGCTTGCCCAGGACGCTGAGCAACGAGATTACGCTGAGGGCGCACTCCTGTTGCTCCAGCTCACGGGCAATCAGATCATGTACCGCAACCTCATGGTGAATCCGAAACGCAGGGCCGAGTTCATCGAGTACCAGCTGAAGAAGCGCCTGTCGTTCCGCCTCAACCAGGTCACTCATGAGCAGGTCGAGGCGATGCAGGCAGAGGTCGATAAGATTGTGGTCAACCGCAATCTTGAGGTCAAGCAGCAGCAACCTGCCAATGAGTTCAAGGCGGGCAAGCGTGCTGACCACGACCAACTGCCCGATGAGATCCAGGCCCTCTATGTGGAGAACCTCAGCATCGTCCAGAAGATGCGTGAGCTGCACCTGAAGCTGCGCTCGCTCTCCCTGGAGAACGCCACCTGCCCCGACAGTGAGCGCTACCCGTTCCTCAAGGAACTCATCGCCCTTGATAAACGGCTGCACTCCAATTGGGAGCAGTACGACCACTACACCGGCATGGACGGCGAGCAGCGACTCTCCGCCGATGTCCGCGAGGAGAGCAAGAAGGCCGTCCGTCTGATCAACCTTGCCAAGGGACGCTACCGCAAGAACCCTAGCGAGGAACTGAAGGCTCAGATCCTCGCCAACTATGCCAAGGTTATCAACCCGACCGAGAAGCTGACCAATGACCTCAAAGAATTGGGGATTATGTAAGTAAGGCAGCGATTGCTCACTGCCTTATGTGCTCCACGGCTTGAAGTTATCGCGCCTTTTCGGGTAGCACATTGCAAAAGTAAAGCAAATCTGTGAAACGCACCGCCGACATATCGGATTTTTTGCAGCCGTTGAGAGATAAACCTTACCAGGCTTATCTCTCCAACGCCCTGCAAGTGGCCGACGTACTCGACTGGGTACTGCAGCAACTTGGCAAATCCGAGGTGTGGCAGACCTCATTCTCGATCTCTGAAGAGTTCATCCGCAGGCTGTTCTTCATCGAGAAGTCGGGCCTCGTCACCAAGTTCAACCTGGTGCTCGACCACAAGGCCACCAACAAAACCCTCAAGCTCTGGGCGTTCATCACGCAGGTCATCAACACGACCTACCTTGCCGACAACCACAGCAAGGTCTTGCTCGTGCGCAGCCAGAAAGGAGAAGTGGTCAGTATCATCACGTCACAGAACCTCACACGCGGTAACCGATGTGAGAGTGCCGTGGTGACTACCGACCTCGACATCTTCCGAACGCTCCACGCACAAATCCAGGATTTAATCACCAATCATTCCGTTCCGCTCAATGAATTATTCGCAAGAAGAATTGCAGCAGATTGAGCAGTTCGCCTCAATCTACCTGAAGATATCGGACATGGCGGTGATCCTCGGCATACCTGCCGAAGTTCTCCGCTCAGATATCGCTGACCGCACCACCGAGGTAAGTCAGCGTTACCTCCGTGGCAAAGCGGCATCGAAAGTGAAGCTCCACCATCAGGAGATGATGCTGGCGCAGGTCGGCTCTCCGTTGGCCATCGAGAATGCCCACCGCAACCTGCTGGATATGGAAGATGACGAGTAAGTAGTGACACAAATAAAGCCCATTGATGCCTGCCGCCTCGACCTCTTTACTGCAGAGGCCGAGTTGCGTGAGAAGTACACCGAAGCAATCGTGGTTCGGGTGCTGCGCATTCGTGAGGAATATAACTGGTTCATCGGCAACCCTGATTCCAAGGATCGCCAGTTCATTGAAAGTGCCATGTCACGACACGGCATCAACAAGACTCAGGCGTACAGCGACCTTGCCATCATCAAGGCACTGTTGCCGCATCTTTCGCAAGCAAGCCGTGACTTCCATCGCTATCGCTTCAATGAGATGATACTGGAGACCTACCAGATGGCGAAAAAGCGCAAAGACACGAAGACGATGGAAAAGGCTGCATCTTCCTATGCCAAGTACAACCGTGTTGACTTGGAGGACGAACAAGCCGTTCCCTACGATCTCATTGTGGTGCAGCCTTTCACCGCTACCGATGACCCGACAGTACTCGGGATCAAACCCATCCCGCACATCAATGAGCGTATCCATGCGCTTCTTAAGAAATACCAGGCAGAGAACATTGACATTGAGGATATCGAGTATGAAGATGCGGACATCGAGGAGTCCACACTTTTCCCATCCTCCAACCCGTATAACATCCGTGGCCGAAACACCGAAGAAACAAATATACTTTAATGCGCCTCAACGCCTTACCCAGTTGATAGGTGCCCATACCACCGTCATCGTGGCGGGACGACGAACCGGCAAGACCGATTCGATAGCTTCACCTTTCGTGCTGCGCAACATGCAGCGTATGCCTGGCAGCACTGGCGGTATTGTGGTGCCGACCTACAAGCATGGTCTGACAAATACCATCCCGGGGCTGTTGGCGGCATGGAAACGGTGGGGCTTCATCAACGGTATTCACTATGTCATCGGACGCAAGCCTCCCAAGTCCTTCGGCAGGCCCATCATTGAGCCAGCCGAGTATGAACACGTCATCACTTTTTACAACGGCTCCTGCGCCATCATCATCTCCCAGGACCGTCCCGGCAGCAGTAACTCGTTGACCCTTTCGTGGCTCCTGATCGATGAGGCTAAGTTCATCGATTACGAGCGACTCAAGGACGAGACATTTCCTGCTAACGGTGGCATCAAGTCCTACTTCGGTCATCATTCATTCAACCACTCGGTGATGATCCTCAGTGATATGCCGCAGACCCAAAAGGGGTCTTGGTTCCTGCATTATCAGGACAAGATGGACGTTGAATTAATCGAGACGATTAAAGGGACCGTCTATGAGATATGGCATCTGAAGCAGCGCATCCGTTCATTGAGGGAACGGGGCATCAAGGTGCCTCGCTACCTCAAAACCTATCTGCGCCGACTGGACACGAACCTTAACAAGATGAGGTCCGTGGCTGTGTACTATAAGGAGTATTCCTCGATTGAGAACCTGCAGCTGCTCGGTGAGTCTTACATCAAACAGATGAAGCGTGACCTCACACCTAAGACGTTCCAGACCTCGATTCTTTGTCAACGCATAGGCATTGCCAAAGACGGTTTCTATTCGTCTATGCGTGAGGGTCACAAGTATAACGCTAGTGACTTCGATTATCTCGACAGCCTTGGTTACGAGTTCAACGAGGCACAACTCGACAGCCGTGCGGATAAGGATCTGAATCCTTTTGCGCCCATCTGCATCGGCATGGACTACAACGCCAACATCAACTGGATAGTGGCGGGCCAGCCTAGCGGGCGCCGTTTGAACGTCATCAAAAGCTTCTACACGAAGTTCGAGCGCAAGATACCTGCTCTGATTGACGACTTCTGCCGCTACTACGTCCATCATGAATGTAAGATCGTGGTCTATTACTACGACAGTACCGCCTTGGGCGGCAACTATGCCGTCAACGAGCAAGACTTTCACTGGGTGGTGTGCCATGAGTTTGAACGGCATGGCTGGCAAGTTGAGGACATCAACCTGGGAAACCCAATGAGGCATGATGAGAAGTATCTGCTCATCAACCAGGGCTTTGCCGGTAAACAACGGCTCATGCCGATGTTTAACCGACAAAACAATGATGACCTCATCCTGGCCATCCAGACTGCAGGCGTAGTTCGTGGCCGCAACGGATTTCGCAAGGATAAGGGCGGTGAGAAACTCGCCGAGACCGAGGAAGATCTGCTGCAGCACCGTACCGACGGTACGGACGCTTTCGACACGCTCTACATCGGTTGCGAAAAGTTTCCGTACCGTGATACATTTGGATATAACTCAAGCGGAGTCCTATGAAATGGCATAGTTTTTGCATTCCCTTTTTTAATAGTTTCACAATCACGCCATGAAAAATTCCGAATTTCTTAACAAAAATTAGGGAACCGTCACCTTAATTTGGCACTATCCGTATTTTATTTTGCATGTTTTTGATGGGTTAGCGCCTGCCAACAAGGGCAGGGCTTACGTTAAACCAATCAAAAAAATGTGATCATGAGAAAGATCATTATTCCACAACCCTGGGCAAGCATGATTTGTGCAGGGATTATCGACATCTTCGATCTTGGTGTCGACTTAGGCACAGAATCGTGCCTCGTGTTAATCCAAGCTGCTCCTTGGCAGAAGTACGACAACCGCAAAAGCCTCCCGCTCGAATGGCTCCAGGAATTGAGCGCCGCCCAATTGATGGGCACAGTCCCGCTCTTCCAGGATATGCCTTTTGATTGCGTAGTAGGTTTTATCAAGGCCCACCCTCTTTTCATGGAGCCGGACAGTATGTGGGCTTATGGCGGAAAACGGGAAACACTCCATCTGATAACTGGAGCAAGAACGTTTACAAAGCCCGTAAGAACCTCTATCAATGATGAGAATCACCTTCCTGGCCATTGCAAAATGCTAATGCCCTACCCGGTGCGGTTTGAAGACAGTATTCTTGTTCATGTGAACGCTCAGCTCTTTGAAGATGCCAAGGAGGGTTATTCTTTCACCGCTCCAATGGTAAATTCCTTCCATGAAGTCTTGTTTAACTCTGATTCGGGTAAGAGCCTTAAAAAGCTGAACTTGTGTAATAATCACAGATACAAGACTTTTGCTTTTGAACGTGATAACGACTTTTATCTGGCTTTGGACGAGGATGGTTATCCGAAACGATATTACTCTATCCTTACCAAGAAGACAGAAGTTAGGCCTTTCTTCAAGTTCAACCTCCGGAAGCAGCTGTAACTTTTCTGGTCAAATTTTCAATTATTAATCAATAATTAGTAAATTTGCCACGTCGAACCTAATGGTTAGACTAGACATCAAGGGTAAAAAAGCCATTATACACCTGTTCATTGGAAAATTAGGACGTTTCAATTAAACTAGCAGGGATGTATAGTGACTCTCGCTACATGGGCGTGAGTCGCTTATACGTTGCTAGTTTTGGCTGTCCTAAGCCATCCAGTGAAATGTGTACGGCTCGCGCCTTTTTATACACTTAGGAATAATGAGCAACCAAAAGTATATATCAGTAGAAGAAGCCTTAGACTGGCTTGCCAATGTCGCAGCGGCTGACGGTCTCATCGTGCAATCAGAACGTAGCGCAATTAAATCCTTTGCTGATTCTTACCATATTAACGCTGACGATATCATTGAGAAAGCGAGTAAAGCTCTATCTGGCGTAAAGCCTGAAGTCGAGATAATCGATTACAAAGCAAAAAACGGGCTGCTTTTTGAACAACTTATTGCTTCGTTTCTCAAGGATAAAAAACGTTTCAGTCTTTTGTCCTGGACGGGTGATAAATATATTGATGGCATTTATGACCAAACTAATAAGGACCCAGACTTGCACATCCAGCAAATCATCAACAACCAAACCATAGATTACTATATCGAGTGCAAATGGCACCACTATTGGCAACGAGGAGAGTTCGACTATTTTTATGAGATGAAAACTGAGCAACTTGCTCGTTATCGTGCTTTCCAACGCAAGAATCATCGTAAGGTGCTCATCGCTTATGCCTATGGACGTACTGGCGACAATCCACGCGGCGTCTACCTGATACCGCTCAACGCTTTCCATAATGCCCGCATCACCAAACGTGTTGCCGATGCAAAATATCGCATCCAACCTACAGCCGAGGCGTTTACGCAATACATAGAGAACTACTTTAGCGAAGTGTTTTCAATGTACGCTAAAAGATGACTACATTCTGTTTCAACCTTTTGTGCCACGTTTCACAGCCTCTGCCGTATAAAAACTAGGATAAATAATTTTCATCATCTTTGATGATGGAGTGATTTTTTCAAGAATAATGATTATCTTTGCCCTTCAAACAAGAAGATAAATCTTCTTGACCGGCAAACGACCAATAACATGAACGATATAGCAAACTCCTTTGCGGTTATATGGGCTTTGGTCGGCCTGCAGGGACTGCATTGGAGTTTGTTTTTATAATAGTATCAGAATAATGCAGTACGAATCGACATTCAACGCGATAGACAATATCCTGCGCAACGAGGCGGGATGCTCCACCGAGCTGGATTACATCGAGCAGACCTCCTGGCTGCTTTTCCTCAAATACCTGGATGACCTCGACCGTGAGCGCGAGGACAAGGCCCTGCTGTCGGGCAAGGACTACAAGCCCATCCTGACGGGCTACATGCGTTGGAGTCAGTGGGCCGCCCCCAAGAAGGCCGACGGCACCCCCGACACGGTCAATGCCATGACGGGTCCCGACCTGACCGCCTTTGTCGATGGCAAGTTGTTTCCCACGCTGCGAGAGTTCCAGAACACGGCCACCAGTGCCAAGACGCTGGAATATAAAATCGGCGAGATTTTTGCCGAGTTGAAGAACAAGATCACCTCGGGCTACAACCTGCGCGAGGTCATCAACCTCATCGACCAGCTCCATTTCCAGAGTGCCGAGGACAAGCACGAGATGACCGTGCTCTATGAGTCCAAGATTGCCAAGATGGGCAATGCCGGGCGCAATGGCGGCGAGTACTACACACCGCGCCCCCTTATCCGCACCATTGTCAAGGTTGTGGACCCCAAAATCGGCGAGACGGTCTATGACCCTGCCTGCGGCTCGGCGGGATTCCTGTGCGAGGCGTTTACCTACATGAGCCAGCGCGTAAAGAGCACCAGCGATGCCAAAACCTTGCAGGAGGACACCTTCTTCGGCAAGGAGAAGAAGCCGCTGCCCTATATCATCGCCACCATGAATATGATTTTCCACGGCTTGCAGGCCCCGAACATCATCCGCGGCAACACGCTTGCCGAGAACCTCTCACAGATTCAGGAGAAGGACCGCAAAAACGTCATTCTGGCCAATCCACCCTTTGGCGGCAGCGAGCGCGCCGAGGTGAAGCAAAATTTTGACATCAACACGTCCGAGACCGCCTACATGTTCATGCAGCACTTCATCAAGATGATGAAAGCCGGTGGCCGTGCGGGCATCGTGATTAAAAACACCTTCTTGAGCAACGGCGACGCGTCAGCCCTGCGCAAGTTGCTGCTTGACCAATGCAACCTGCACACCGTCCTCGACCTGCCCGGTGGCGTGTTCCAGGGTGCGGGCGTTAAAACCGTCGTCCTGTTCTTTGACAAGGGCACCCCAACCAAAAAGATTTGGTACTACCAGCTTAACCCCGGGCGTAACCTGGGCAAGACCAATGCCCTGAACGACAACGACCTCGCCGAGTTCCTTGAGTTCCAGAAGACCAAGCCCGATAGCGAGAACTCCTGGACCGTTGATGTGGCGTCGCTCGGCAGCGACTGCGACCTCTCGGTCAAGAACCCCAATAAGGTGGAGGAAGTCGATGAACGCACCCCGCAGGAAATCCACCAGCACCTGGCCCAACTCAACGACCAGGCCAAAACCATCCTCGACAACATTCTTGACATCATCAACGAGCAGAAGGCATGAAAAAGGGGTGGACATATAAAAAACTTGGCGATATTGCTGAAATAATCCATGGCAAGAATCAAAAGGATGTCATATCAGAAGATGGGCAATATCCCATCTATGGAAGTGGAGGTAATGTAATGGGATATGCAACTGACTATCTTTGTGAAGCAAATACTACAATACTTGGCAGAAAAGGCAGCATAAACAACCCTCAGTTTATTACCGAAAAATTCTGGAACGTTGATACAGCCTTTGGTATTTTCGCTAAGAATGGCAATGATAGTAAATTCATCTATTACTTTATTAAAAGTATTGATTGGTCAAAGAAAAATACAGGGACTACATTGCCAAGCCTTACTCAACAAGTGGTTAAATCCGTTGAACTCTCAGTTCCTCCTTTAGCTGAGCAGGAGCGGATTGTTGAGCGGCTGGATGCTGCTTTTGCGCAAATCGACGAACTGAAAAGTAATGCCGAAAAGCAACTCGCCGATGCGCGTGCCCTCTTCCAATCCGCCCTCAAAGAAATGCTTGAACCAAAAGATGGATGGATGGAGAAAACGCTTAAGGAAGTTTGTTCATTAATAACTGATGGAACTCATCATTCACCACCAAACGATGAAAAAGGTAAATATAAATATATAACTGCAAAAAATATCAGAATATGGGGGCTTGACACAAGCAATATCACTTATGTATCAGAAGAAATACACAAAGAAATAATAGCAAGATGCAACCCCAAAAAGGGAGATGTGCTATATATAAAAGATGGCGCAACAACGGGTATTGCGATTGTTAATCCATTGGAAGAGGAATTTAGTATGCTTTCAAGTGTAGCACTCATTAGGCCATATAAGGATGTATTATCGTCTGAGTTTTTATGTTACACATTAAATTGCCCATCTATTTATAATCAAGCGCGAAATCAAATGGACGGTGCTGCAATAACCCGTGTAACATTGGTTAAAATAAAAGGATTTGTGGTTTCTATTCCACCTATCATAGAGCAACAACGAATTGTAACACGTCTCGACTCCCTTAAATCCAAGGTTGACTGTCTTCAAGAGAACTTCACCAAGATTTCTCAGGAGTGTGATGCGATGAAGCAGGCGTTGTTAAGACAAATATTTGAATAGATATGGACGAGGCGACTACCAGAATGAAGAAGATTGACCCGGCATTAAGGAACGTCGGCTGGGATGAGGTGCCGCAAAGCGAAATCCTCGTGGAGCAGAGTGCGTATATCGCCCCGGGTATGGTGTCGGCACTTCCGCAAAACCGCCACCCGAAGAAGGCTGACTACATCCTCGAGTACAAGAAGAAAAAGTTGGCGGTCATCGAGGCCAAGAGCGATGAGAAAAGCTATGCCGAGGGCATTCCCCAGGCGAAACTGTATGCCGAGTTGCTGCACATCCGCTTCACCTATGCCACCAACGGCAACGAGATCTGGCAAATCGACATGGGCGTGAAGGACGCCCTGGGCAACTATATCATCCCCTCGACCGAGGGCTTTGTGGATAAGTTCCCCTCGCCGCAGGAACTGTGGCAGATGACCTATCCCGAGCAGAACGAATGGCGCGACAAGTTCAACCTGTGCGCCCTGAACCGTGGCGGCGGCCGTGAGCCTCGCTACTATCAGGAAATCGCCATCGACTCGGTGCTGAACGCCGTCGCCAACAACCAGAAGCGCATCCTGCTCACCATGGCGACGGGAACGGGAAAGACCTACACGGCCTTCCAAATCTGCTGGAAACTCTACCAGACCAACTGGAACACCCGCGGCACGTCGCAGAAGCCCCGCATTCTGTTCATCACTGACCGCAACATCCTGGCCAACCAGGCCAAGAACGACTTTGAGCAGTTTGACGAGGACGCCATGGAGCGCATCACCGCCGACAGGCTCCGTGCCACCAGCGGTTCGGGTGCCCTGCGCGGCAAGCTGCCCACCGCCCGCCACCTGTACTTCACCATCTTCCAGACCATTATGGGCTGTCCCGAGGGCAGCGAAACGCCTTACTACATGCAGTGGCCAAGGGATTTCTTTGATTTCATCATCATCGACGAGTGCCACCGTGGCGGCGCTAACGACGAGAGCGAGTGGCGCAAGCTGATGGAATGGTTTGATGCCGCCGTACAGCTGGGTATGACCGCCACGCCACGGCGCAAGGTCAACGCCAACACCTACAACTACTTTGGCGAGCCCGTGTATAGCTACTCCCTCAAGCAGGGCATCGAGGATGGATTCCTGACGCCCTACCGCGTGAGGTTCGCCACCAGCTATGTCGATACCTACAGCTACAACCCCTATGACAGCGTGGTGGGCGAGATTGAGATGGACAAGACCTATACCGAGAAGGATTTCTACCACGGCAATATCTACATGCGGGAGCGCGACGAGCACCGCGTCAAGGAGCTGTTGAATAAAATCGACCCCAACGAGAAAACCATCGTCTTTTGCGCCAGCCAAGTGCATGCGCTGGAAATCGCGGCGATGATCAACCAGCACAAGAAGGTGCCCGACAGCAACTATTGTGAGCGTGTCACTGCCGACGATGGCGACAAGGGTGAACAAAAGCTCAGGGAGTTCCAAAACAACGACCTGCTGCGACCCACCATCCTGACCACGTCACAGAAACTCTCGACGGGCGTGGATGCCCGCAACGTGCGCAACATTGTGCTGCTGCGCCCCGTGGATAACATCGTCGAGTTCAAGCAGATCATGGGACGCGGCACCCGCCTGTTTGACGGGAAATACTTCTTCACGCTCTACGACTTTGTGGGCGCGTCCAAGAATTTCCAAGATCCCGAGTGGGATGGCGACCCCTTCTGTCCCGTGTGCGGCAACTACCCGTGCTCCTGCCATCAGAAGCCGCCCAAGCCTTGCCCCAAGTGCGGCAAGAATCCGTGTGAGTGCCCGCCGCCACCGCCTCCCGAGCCATGCCCCATTTGCGGGCACCAGCCTTGCACCTGTCCGGGTGGCGGTAAGCCCAAGAGCACCGTTATCGTGAAGCTCTCCCCGCTGCGCAGCCTAACGCTGCTCCAGACCCACTGGGAGGAGCGCGTGCAGTTCGGCGACGAACTCATCACTATCGAGGAATATGTTAAGCGCCTGTTCGGCGAGTTGCCCAAGTTCCTGGATGGCGTGGATGACCTGCGCGAGCGTTGGGCCAATCCCGAGACGCGCCAGCAACTGCTCAACCTGTTGGAGCAATCGGGCTTTCAGGAAGAGAAGCTTAACCTGGTGCGCCGTTTCCTGCAGATGGAGCAATGTGACTTGCTCGACGTGTTGAGCTACCTGGCCTACAACACCACGCCGCTCGACCGCCAGCGTCGCGCCGACATCCTGAGAGCCGAGATGAAGAAATCGGCACCGAAGCCGCAGCAGGACTTCGCCGACTTCATCATGCAGTTGTATGTGCGCAACGGCTTTAGGGAGTTGGGTAACGACAAACTGGGCACACTCATCGACATGAAGTACCATACCATCAGCGACGCCAAAGCCCAGCTTGGCATGGATCCCGCCCAGATGCGTTCCTTCTTCCTCACTGTCCAACACGAACTCTACAACGGCCCGGCTGTCAACGCCGCCACCGCGTAACTATAAAACAATTAATCATGGCTAATAAAACAAACGAATTTGGCATCGTCTATCTTTTGACAAACCCAGTAATGCCAGGGCTTGTCAAAATAGGCATGACCACTCAAAAGGAAATTGATAACCGTATGAAGGAACTCTATACCACAGGCGTACCAGTTCCTTTTGAATGCCAATTTGCGTGTCGAGTTAAAAAGACTGATTGCGCTAAAATTGAAAAAGCACTACACACAGCTTTTGCTCCAGAGCGTGTTAATGCTAACAGAGAGTTCTTTAGAATAAAAGTCGAGCAAGCCAAAGCGATTCTTGAACTCTTCCATCATGAGGACTTCACTAATGAGTTCATTGATGAAATTCAGGATGAATTGACTCAAGACGATAAAGATGCTGTTAAGAAAGCGAAGCCTCGCCGTCCACCGCTCAATTTCTATGAAATGGGCCTACATGATGGCGATATTCTTGTTTTCGAAGATGACCCGTCAATCACAGCAGAGATTATAGGACCCAAGAAAGTCCGTTGTGGTGATGAGAATGAAATTTCTCTTACTGCCATTACCACGAAGCTACGCAACTTGAATTATGCTTGCCAACCAACACCCTGGTGGACTTTTAACGGCAAAAATCTCTCTGACATATACGATGAAACCTATCCAATTGAAGAAGAATAAGTGATTGTAGATTCGATGACATATGAGGAAATTTGCCGTGAATTTGACAAGATCCACGACAAATACTTTGAGCTCCTCAAGGATCGACTTAGACCTGAAAGTCGTGGTATAAGCCAGATGCGTCGCTATATGCTGAAGCATAAAGCTGCAACCGACGTTCTTTTCAAGCCAATCACTTTTAAAGTCGATCATAATACGACCTATTATGCCATTCCAAAGATTCCAGATTACAAGTTCTTCATGAAGAATGGGCCATCGGCTCTCACATTCCTAACGTACAACGATCGCCATGGATTGATGGCAGTAATGAGAGTGGGATACAATGATGATGAGTATCTCTTTGCCACGCCTCATTTCTTTGATCGCTTTATTGAACGTTTCCTTGATGAAAACGTGTCAAAGTCAGAAGCGATGTGCCAGTTCTTCTCAAATAACACAAACTTTGTGATGACTGCATTTCCAATCCCGGACAATCCAAATAATTTGATTGGGATTGCTGATGAAGCCGTTTTGTTCGGAGAAAGAATTGCACCGAACATTACATTTGCGAGAACTTGTATCACACGCGATATGCTCTATTCAAACCAGGTCGAAGCAACAAATATCCTTGACGATGGCATTAAACTGATGATAGAAGACCGAGAGAAACTCAAAGAGTTATTGATGAAGCCATCAACCAGTCGTTTCGTCCATTATAACATGATCTAACGATGGAGGAAACGCCAAAAAGAGAGCTTCTCAAGTCTCTTATCGTCAAGATTTGCGAGGAGCAAGAGAAGTTACTGAGGATCATTGGTCCTCCGAAGTCATCCTTGCAATCCCATGCCGCCAATCTGGAGGCGCTGAAAACACCCATCTATTTCGTTTGGGAAATGTTGGGCTATGGTGACTTCCCGCAGAGCAGGGTACAGCACCAATGGCTCGCCTCGTTCAAGGCATCAACGCCCGATTACCTTTCGGAGTGCATCGTGCAAATCAAAAGCGGTGACATTCTCGTCGATGACATTAATCTGCGCCGCACTCTCATCGATTTCTATTCAGAACTTCAAGAACAATTCGAACGATAATATTCTTCGATATATTTATCACATCATGAAAAAGAGAATCCGAAAGAAACGCCATGTAGGTGAATTCAAACACTTTGGCAACGTCATCATCCTCAAAACGCAAGGCGAAGAGGAAACCGCAGCCTCTATCCTGGAAAAACTGGAACCCATCATTGAGAAGTTCTCCCTCAATGTCGCTGGCGGCGGAACGGGAAGACTGCTCATTCCGCCTAAGAAAGGAAATAAGACCATTCCAGACCTGGCTGGCACCGTTGTTTCCATCGTTGTGGACGAATCATATCCGAGCGACCAGATGATGTTCTGCGTCTATGTGAAACATACCAGAGAAGTGCCTCAAGCCGCCCTTGATGCCATCAAAGAAATCTTTGCAGATGAAAAGTACGGTGTACAGATCGGCAAAAGTATTGACTTATGGCACTAGCCAAATAATTGACACCAGTTTTTTACTGTATTCATAGCAGAAGAGCGGGTCCGCGATGGCCCGCTTTTCCTGTCTTTTACCCGATGAATTGGCCAGACTACTTTTGCCAAAAACAAATGTTCAACCAATTCATCGATTATTATGATAGTAGAAACTATGTCTTACGAGGAGATGGCCATAGAGAGCAACCGCATCATTGAGACATACTCTAAACGGGTGAAAGATCGCTTCAGCCCTGGCCAACCCGAGTTCAACAAGCTAAAGCGCTATATGATTAAGCATAAAACGAGCCGTAATGTAAAGGGCGACCTGGTCAAGTACAAAATCAGCACAACGAACACATTCTATTCGATACCGCTCATTCTGAACTATAAATCCTTTAAGATCCTCAGACGTATCATACAGATTCCCTTCATCACCTATGTCAACTCTCATGGCATGAATGTTATCACGGATATCGAATCTTCTGAAAACAAACTTGAATTCCTCTTCTTTACGTCGCATTTCTTCCGCCGCTATGAGGAGCGCTTCGGTTTGATGGGACATTCCAGGATAGATAACATAGTCCATTTGTTTGCCCGAAGCGACGGGTTCATGTTGGTACCGTTCCCAACGGCCAAGAACCCCGGCAACTTGATAGGCGGGAACAATCATGTCATCTTCTTTGGGGAACAACTGTGTGAACATTTTTTCATGATCAAAACCTGTATCAGGCATGACCAACTCTATTCAACGCAGGCAGAAATTACCGATGACATCGATGAGGTTTTCCTTGCAGAAGCAAAGAGACAGGAAAAAATCCTGAATCCCATTCCATCACATACACCACCAAGCTTCCGCTTATAATATTTAGCCTCGAAAACGCAAGCGTTCCGGGGCTTTTTCTAAAATGTCTGGGGTGATTCCACTACTGCTATTTTTATGCAATATCATGTCGCCCTCGGCTGACTATTCACCCATTTGGGGGTTGTGGGTGTGGGGATTGATGGGTAATTTTGTCGCGTGATTAAAAAAAAATCCGTTTGGGGTTTAAAAAATCGGTTCCTGTGTGTATATAGAGTGTATGGCAGACAGAGAAAGACATATCGAGGGGTTGTTCAGGCAGCATTACAGTGCGATGCATCGGCTGGCTTACCTGCTGTTGCACGACGATGACGACAGCAAGGACGTTGTGCACGACGTCTTTGCCAAGTTGCTTGTGGAACAAACGGAACTGCGTGAATCGACCGCCCTGTCTTATCTGTTGTCATGCGTGCGCAACCAGTGCCTGAACGTGATGCGTGACCGCAAGCTGCATGCCCAGCTGCAGCAGTACCTCATTCCCCGCACTGTAGCGGAACAGACATCGCCCGAGGAGCTAGAGCGCGAAATTGAAGTGCTTAGCAAGGGCATCGATGCTCTGGTGCCGCCTGTGTACCGAGAGGTGATACGTCTGCATTTTCATGAGGGTGTAGCCTTGAATTCCAGATGCTGGAACAACCCGAGCGTTACAGCGAGGCACAATGGCAAGAGATCCTTGCCGATGACGAGTGCCGTGAACTTTATACCCTGATGGCGAAAGTCAAGAGCACCGCCCCGTCACCCGAGGTGAGCGGCGAGACCATTGATGCCGAATGGCAACGTCTGGCCCAGTCGCAACGTCCTCGCGCTACCATTATCCCCTTGTGGCGCAAAGTGGCAGCGACCGCCGCGATTGCTTTGGTTCTCTTCGGAGTCTCCTATGCTGCTGTCAAGACCGGTTTCTTCGGCCTGCAAAAGCAGACGACAGAGGAGACAGCCGTTGTCAAGCCTGAAACCCCTGCTGTCACTGCCGACGAGACTCCAGAGGCTATTGAGCAACTCACCGACTCATTGACGGCTACAGCCATGGCCGAGCCCCGGCTCTATGACAACGTACCGCTGGAGCAGATGCTGGCTGAACTCGCTGCCTATTACCAAGTGGATGTGGAATACCGCAGTGACGATGTGCGCTCGTTGCGTCTCTATTATGAGTGGGAGCCGGACTATTCGCTCGACATGGTCGTGGACATGCTGTCCCACTTCGAGTCGCTCAGCATCTCTCGTGAGGGCAACAAACTCATTGTTGAATCAGCACAGGAGGGCAAATGATGAAAAGACTTTTTACCATAATTTTATTGCTGTGCTCCCTGGCCAGCACAGCACACGCGCAGCGCATAACCCGTAACTTCCAGAACGTGTCGATGAGCGACGCGCTGAAGTACATCCAGCAGCAGACCGGCAACCACAAGATCGTGTTTATCTACAACGAGCTGGAGGATTTCACG